TCAACTTCTTCTTCTACAGGAGCTTCTTCTGGAGCTTCTTCAACAGCTTCTCCAATAGATTTAATAATTCCTGCTTCTTCAATAACAAGCTCTTGCCCATCATCTAATTTGTAGCTTCCTACTGGGAGTGCTACTTTTTCTTCATCAGTTACAATAAAAACTTCTTTTCCTTCAGCAAATTCCTCTGCTTCAATTATAGTCCCGTTTTCTAGTGTAGCCTGAGCCAATTTAATTTCTTCGGATAATTCAACCCCAAGAACTTCTTTTACTTTGTTTAACATATCTGTTGCTTTCATATTTATACAATAAAATTAATATTAGTTTGTTATATTTTTAAGATGGTTCTTTAATTATGTTTCCAATCCCTTGTGCTTGAAAGCTACCATCACAGCACTTCCTAGAATATTTTTTCCCATCTTTACAAAGGCATCCTCTTTTATCATTTTTTGGACTAGGTGCGTATTTATTCATTTTCTAAGCTTTTTATTTTAGATTCAGCCCAAGACTTTGCGCTTTTACCACCCCATAGTAAAAAAGATATATATCCACAGCTTTCTGTATCTCCTTTTTCGTAATAAACTTCAGCTCTGCTTAAATAGCTAAACATTCTTTTTATAGTCTCTTTACTTATTGGTTTACCATTTGCTAATTGTTGAGCTCTAATCTTTCCGACTTGTGTTGCGCATTTATTATTCACTTTTTCGTTTAATGCAATACCTCTTTTTGCGTTGTTACTAACTGAATTAGGGTAATCACTATAAGATTTCATTTCAGTTTTTTTGCCTGCCTTAGTGCGTTTATCTTTTTTAATAATAGCGGTAACTTGACCCAATAAATAATGAGCTTCCGCTTCTTCAATTTCAATTAATTCTTTACTTAATTTATTTAATTCGTGTGATTCACAAGGCATAAACCAATCTTGACCATCAAGATTATGCGAATGATAACCACTACACCCCATTTCTTTAGATATTGCTATAGCTTCTTCTTTTGTATCGTATGCTATACGTCCATCTATAATTTTTGATTCCAAAGACGTTTTGTCTTTTTTAGATAAATCATCCTTTACTTTATCTTTTGGTCTTTCTAACTTATCCGCAAAGTAGCCTTCAATACTAAATCCTTTCACTTTTCCTGTCTTAACATAGTCGTTCCATACGTCATCATTTTGTACTTTCATTGATAACATCCAAGTTCCAATAGGTACATCTAAATCATAGAATCTAGTCTTGTCTTTTTCATCTTCTACTATCCAACTTTCAACAGCTGTCAAACCAGTTAAAGGAACGTTGTGTTCTAGTGTAGAATTGTTTTGATTGCCTCGGATAAAGAATAACTCAGAAGCTTTTCTAACTGTTGATTTACTGAAATATATATAGTATTCGTTTTCTTCGTTTTTACGATAGATAGGTTTGTTAGGAATCAAAGCTGCACCCATAAGAATACGCTTTTCTTTGTTCACTTCTGCAAATTTGAACTCTTGGTTCTTCAATGCAATAAAGTCGCTTTCAATTGCAGGGGATTCAACTATTGATACAGCTTCTATTCCAGAAACTTCATCCTCTTCATCTATAAATAATTCAATTATATCCATATTAATACAATACTTTTTTATTGTTTTTGTTAACCTATTGATGCATTTTCTACTATGTTTCTATCTAAAGCTTGTGCGTCAGTCACATCATTAGACACTACAAATGCTTTTACAGGCTGTTTTTCTTCTTGTCCTATAGATTGTGCTAATTGGTTTGTTTCACTTGCCCCTACAACGTTAAAGGCAGCTGGTGTTGATGTTGCTCTGCTTGGAGCTGAAATACTAGTACCTCCACCACCCTTTCCTGTGGGCGTTTTAACGGATGTTATTTGTTTAACTGTTGCAATACCCGAGGCAACCGCTGCCGCTGCCGCTATACCTCCCAGTACTGGCCCAACAATCGGAATGCCAGCTAAGGAACTAAAAGCAGATTGAGCACCTTTATAAGTCTCTATCGTTGTTTGTGCTATTGCAGCCGCTTTTCCTGCTGAGCTACTCTCGCCTAAAAGACCCGCAAGGTTGCCTAAAGTGCTGGAAGCAACTGATAATTTTTGGTCAGATGTAAGTTTGTCTATTTTTATTTCATCTTTTGCGGCTCGTTTCTTTAAATCTAAAGTTATATCCCCAGTTTTTATTGTTACTTCTTTTTGTTTGCCTACACTCTCGCTTAATATCTTATCTAAAGAATCCCTTTGCTTTTGAAATCCGTCAATTTCTTTTTGCCTTTGGTCTACTAATGCCTTATGAGCTGCCTTTTCTTCATTTATAGCACCTACAATCTGAGCAGTTACAGTCTTAGCCTTCCTTAATCTAGCTGTATCTAAATTAATTAATTCAGCTTTCAATGCTGCTTCATCTGCAAGGTCTTGAGCAGAGCTTTCACTTAAACTGTTTTCTTGTTGTTTAATTTCAAGTCTAGTTTTTGCAGCTTGAATTTCTTTATCTGTTATTTCCTCATCTATTCTTGCGGCTTCTTCTAAAAATTCTATCCTTTGCTTTGCTGTAAATTTCTCTTTGTTTGCTGCTTTGTCTAATAAATCTGCTCTTTTCCTGTTTGCTTCAGCTCTATCTACAGTTAATTGTCTTTCTATTTTATTTAGTTCCGCTTGCTTGTCTGCTAATTCTCCTTGTAATGCTATTTCTTTTTTGGTTTCCTCGCCAAAGTTTTTCATTCGGTTTGTAGCTTCTTCAAAAGACTTGCCAGCTTCTTCAAAATTTCCAGTTAAAAGAGCAAATACACTTTGACTTAAACTATAAAAAATGTCAGTTATATTGCCTGCAACTACCCCAATTTGAGATAACATCTTACTTAGCTTGTTAGCCCCTTCTTCACTATTGTTAAAATTCTTTGCTAGGGCTGCAACAATAACAACGAACGCACCTATACCAGTTGCAATAAGTGCCACCTTCATAGCTTTTAAGCTTATATTACCCCCTTTTACAGACTTGGTCATATTCTTAAAACCAGTAACACCGCCTCCAGTAGCTTTATCTATGGCAGTTCCAAAAGCACCCATTTCCTTTTTAGTTTCTTTTGACGAGTCTCCAATATTTTCAACACCCTTATCAACTTTCTGTAAGCTTTTATCTAATCCCTTTAGGTCTTTTTGAGCTTTCCCTACATTAGCTTCTATTTCAATAGTTTTCTTTACTGCCATAATTCAAGTTTTAGCATTTTATATCCTTCTTTAAAAGTGTCAGGCAACTTATGTTTACCCAATGCTATATGAGTCAACTCTCCTATTTTCTTTTCTCGTTTTGCTATCTCTAACATTTTTAAAATATTTTCTACCATAGTTATATTCTTTGTAATGCATTATCAGCTCTTACTAATGTACTGTCGGCAGTTGTAAAGTCATCATCTATTGTCCTTGCTTGGTCTTGTGGGTTTGCAAGTGCTGAAATTGTGAAGTTTGTTACCTCGTTAATTAATTCAAACGTTGATAATCCGTTTTGTAAATTGGTGCTTATAGTATTAATCTTATATAGATTATTAAACACAATTATTTTATCTTGTAGCTTTAGTTTTGAGATAATACTTAAAGGAAGGTATGCTTTGAATTTGCTAATTCGTCTGTTTTCTGAAAACGTATCAACTATATAGTTTTTGTAATACGTGCTAAATAAAGATTTATCATAATTAACTCTAGCATATTCACTTTTCTCAGAGCCAAAATTTAAAGTTTGGGTACTTGTTAAAGGGTCAACGGAATTACTTGGAACAAAATAAGCGTTTAATGTAGATTGATTTCCTCCAACATTATCTAAATAAGATATTGGATTTAAAACTCCAAAGCTATCATCTTCACGCATTGCATAAAATAACAACGGTTTGCCTAAATATGGAGTTTGATTTATATCTACAGAAAACCCCCATTGTATAGTTGTGAATGCCGTTCCACCTGAATTTTTTAACCTTTCAAATTTTTGGTTTTCAAAAGGTAATTGGACTGTATATGTTGAACCTTCGGCAGAGCCTAAATCTTCATATTTTAAAGAGCCCCAATCTTGATTGAATTGTTGTTTATGATTTGCAGCAAAGAAACTTTTAGCTTCTTTATAACTAAAATTAATTGAACTATATGGAACTGCTGAATTAACTTCTGATTTAGCTTTGTCAAGATATTCTGTGATATCATAAGTTGAAGTACTACTTGCGTAGAAATCATCTAAAGGTAAAACCTTAATAACATCATCTTCAAAGAAAGCTGTTAGATTGAACATCTTAAACAGCCCAGTCAAGAAGTCCATAACACCAATATCTGGCATCTGGTCAGTTGCTACTATTTTAGTTACTGTGGAATTTACATTGCTAGTTTGAGCAGTAACAGTATTAGTTGAACCGTCAAGAGAAGAGTCTCTTACAGACATTGAAAGAGCAAAAGTCGCAGCTGAAGAACTTAGTATTTTTACGTGTATTCTGTCAGAATCTAAAACAGATTCATCATTAATCCTTGTAGGATTTTGTATTCTAAACTGGTCTAGAAACCTTATAATATCAGCCCCACCAGTATGTTCTGAATTATGAATTATCTCTTCATCGTAATAAACAATGATTTCATATTCTGCTGAACTACTCGTTCCAACAGTTAACTGAAGAAATCTATTTGCGTCAGCTGGTATAGATTCATTTAAAAACGCATCAAGAGTAAAAGTTCCACCATTTAATGAGCCTTGAATATTGCTCCACCCTGAAACAGCAACTAGGTTTCTTGTTTCTACATCAAAAACTCCTCCCTTTTGTTTATGTAGCCAAAGATATAAATTGTCAAAAGCAGTATTTGTTAAACTAAAAAAATCAGCACTAAATTTAATGTTATATTTAAATTCAATAGCCTTAATAATAGCGTAAACTTTAATCGCTGGTTTTAATTGATTCCAAACAACGCCCTTCTTTGTGCTAGTAGGATGCAAATTAAACGTCCCTGCGGTGTCCTGTGTTGAATTATAATATAATCTATCGGTGTGAGTTATTAAAGGCGCTATAAAGCCTCTAGAAATTGTTTCACTGTTTAACACTATGTTTGCCCCGTTTTGTAAAAGGTTAGATATACCAGCAGATGTATAATCTAGGGTAATACTTAATCCATCTAAAGAGCTTATTTTATCAGTAGAAAATATATCTTTTAAAGAAACTAAACTTCCATAGAAAGTTACCCTATAATTTACAGGCTTGTTATCTTTCATTTGAACACCTTCTAACTTTATTTTGCCAGTTTTAAAAGGTTTATAATTTATATTTAATTCTGCATTTTGTTTGTGTCTTGCATCAAATCCAATGATATTAAAATTGTAAAAGTGCTTAAAAATTTTATTATTTACTGTAGAAGCAGGAACGTTAAAAGTCCTAGTAAAATCCGTGAAAACTTTATCTAAGCTTCTTACATCTTGTAAAGCTTGTTTAAGTACTACACTTTCATTGTCGTGTAGCTCTACTTCTTGACCCTCTATGTATAATTGTAGTTCTGTCATTAACGAACATTGTTTATCTTGTTAAAGGCAAACTCAAAACCTACTGTATAATCAATTAACTTGTCGTTTAATACGCTTTTAATAGTCATATCTTTGCTTGTTATTATAACAGGAAGCGTTTTACCCTCCCATCTAATCCAAGCGTTCTCAGATAGGAACAGTTCTTCTAGTGCGCTATTGAAATCTTCCTTTACATAACCAGTATTTAGAGTGATTTTAGTAGAACCGTTTACATTATAACGTTGTTTTTGTCCATCGTTAGTTCCATAAGTAACCGTTGCGGTATTTATATTGTTCCTTTTATAGGTTTCATCAGTTACATTAAACCTTTCAGTGGTCTTTTTAAAGAAATATATATCTTGATATGCTCCAAGCTTATTCACAAAGCTCACTTTATAGGGTATAAATTTTCTTTCACATACATTATTGATAGTAACTGTCTTTAATAATGTAGAATCGTCTGTAGCATAAATCTGAACTGTGCTTTTATTCGCAGGTATTGTTATATATTGTATCTTTTGATTGCTATTTCCGTTGTCAGTTATTTGAGTTGTAGCAGAATCAATTATAATCTTACCTACACCCTCGGAAAATATCGGAATCTTACCAGCTGTATCATCTGGCAAATACATATTCAAGCTAGTTTGTAATAAATCAGTACTTAAAGCAGGGTTTATTTCTTCTTGGAAATGTCCGTAACCATCAAAAGCTAAGTAGTTAAATACTTGAGTTCCGTTAGTTTCAAATATTGCATCAGTATCTGAATCAAAAAACTCAACAACCGCTGAAACCCATTTAGTAGCACATATATAATCATTGTTAAAATTGTTGTCTAAAAAGTCTTTTACTAATTCAGCAATTTCTACAACTATATTATTTTGATTAGAAATCCTATCTTTTTCAATTTGGTATTTTAAATCTGAAGAAGCATAAGAACCTGAAGTTCCTGTATATACATATAATTTTAAACCTATTTTTTTTAATGCCATATCTTTTTTATTATGCTATTCTAGCCCCTGAACCAGACCCACCGCCTGAACAATTCCACTCAACAACTTCTTGTGTAACTCCATAATCACTAATTTTAATTAAATAATATTTGTTATTTGTACCTCCAATACTGTTTGCTCTAATTGAATTTACAACATAATACTTATCGCCTCCTCTAAATGGTGAAAGCCTAAAACAAATTGTGTTTCCTATACTAGAAATTATAGTGCTAAAACTTTTTTCACTTGTAACTATAACAGTGGTAGACCATACCATCCCAGCCTGACAAGTGTCTTGGGGGTTAATAAAAGATTCTTTAGATATAAAAAACAGATTACCAAAGCAATTTGTCTGCGTTGCTGGTTGTGTTTGGGTTACATTACAAGTTATATTACTGCCTCCTGAATTTGAATATCCGCTTGAAGGGGGTGTAATAGTGAATACTATTGTTCTAACTGTATTTGTTGAGACTTCTGCAAATCCTGCTGGAGTATGACTAACGTAAGTTCCGACCCCAACTTTAGTAGTAGGGTTTTGAATTGAACCCTGTTCAGAAATAAAGGGAGTTGTTATTTGAGCTTGAGCACAATTAAAAGTAGGAAGAGTAGCAGACGATGGTTGAGAATAAACTACATTACAATCAAAAGTCCCTGAATTACTATATCCACTAGGTATATTTATTCTATATGTTATTGTCTTATTTACTGCTGACCCTGAATTATTTGCGCCTGCATTTAAAGAAGTTGTAATATCTGAACCATCATATCTTACAGCGTTTAAAGTGCCTCTAGTTATTATTCCCTTGTTTACCGTTCCATCTTTTTCAATATTGCCGCCTGTTATAGCAGCATCGTCACAATCATAAGCCCCACAATTAGCAGAGGCAAAAGTAAATGAATTAGATATCGCAGTACAAGCATCTGAGGACTGTCTAGCTATAACTATAAAAGTCGCAAAAGAACAATTAATAGAACTTGAAATAGTTAAAGTTTGACTCGGAGCAGTTCCAGTTAAAACCGCATCTACTGAGGCATTACTTGGAGTTTTTTCAATTTCATACGAACTAATTGGAGCACCACTTCCACGAGTAAAAAAAGGTGAAGATCCACTAGACAAAGCTATTGATGTACTTGCTGAACCACTTGAATTAGGAATAGTTCCTGCAAAGGTCGGGCAGTTATTATTTACGCTAGGGTTTTCATTAGAAGGTCTTGTAGGTTGTGCAAAAGTTTTAACACAATCTATGGTTGAATTATTTAAATTTGAGTAACCTGTAGGAATTGATATTGTATAAGTAACGCTCCTTGTAATTGAACTTCCTGTCGTATTAAGGGGAAATGCGGTAGCTGTTTGACCTACAATAGTACCAACTAATAACTGGGGGTTTGTTATAAAACCAGAACTATCCACAGAAAAATTTGTAAGTCCTGCCGTTGTACAAGTAAAAGTTCCTAGCGATATGACTGGAGCTGTAAGGTTTAAAAAGAAGGGACTTCTTACATTTATTTTTGTACTCATATTATTTTTTCTTTAAAGTAAATTTTAAAAACTCTTCTACATCTAATCCGTATGCTTTTAATAGTTCGTCTGGTAGTTTCTTAAATCCTTGCTCAAATGGTTTAGTAAAGAATAGGCTAGGCTTTAATCCTTTTTTCTGTATGCTTCTTGCTATTAAAAAACCTAAAGTCATATAACCACCCTTTTGAAATCTACCTTTAGAGTCCCTTAATTTAAGACCCTTAGCTTTTGCCCAATCAGCTAATGGTTTTACTGGAGGCATTTTAGATTTAAAACTATAAGGAGTATTGTACTTCTTTTCAGTACCGCTTACACCTTTGTCTTGAAATTCTCCATACCCTAAATCCCAGCTTAATTCAAACGAATTAGGACTTACTTTTAATACACCATCCAATCTCTTATAAAGCCCCCTAGAAACGTTCTTTTTAGCCTTAGTTAGCCTACTCCTTGATTGCTGTGAAACAAACTTTTTAAACTTTAGTAACTCTGAATTTACATTTGTTAGCATACAGTCATATCGTTTTGTACTATTACATCGAATGAAGCAGCCCAGCCTGCTAGCTTGTTCTCAAATCTATCAACAAACGGCTCACATCCTACAGCACCATCTATCTGAAATAAGTCTTTATATAAATCTCCTCTTTGTAGTAATGCAACAACTCTATTAATTACCTCTAACTGAGTATTTAAAACATCCTGTTCGTTATCATTACCTACAAATATATCTGTCACTACATCTTTGCTTTCGTCTACAATATCCATAGAAATAATGCTAATATTAAATATCATTATATTAGTGTCTACATTGCAATTGTTTACTATTATATGAGACAATGGAAATATAGTTTGCTTATTTAAATCAATATCATCTAATGAGCCAAAAGAAACAGTATTAACAAACGGTTCTGCATTAAGTGCATCCTTTATTTTTTTCGTTACATTATAAAATCCTGTCATCTATTCTTTATTAATTTTGCTTCTAATTGGTTCTTCTCTTTTTCAAATGCTAAATACATAAAACATTCGTGAAATTTTAGTTTAGTGATATGTTCAAATCGTCTAACATCTCCTTTAGCGAGTCCATAGATTGATTGATACCACCCCCATTTTTTACCAAAGTTTGTAGCTGCTCCGTAGTCAGCTCCTTCGGTATTTCCTTGTTCAAATAGTTCAGGGTAGTTTTCAGTAACTCTTCGTTTAAATTCCAAAAAAAAAACATACATCCCATAACAACATCTAATGGTATTTGCTTCATTGTTTCTGCATTATCTAAACCGTTGTACTCCTCTATCTGGTATCTATCCCCTTTGTGTAGTGTAATAGGTCTGTAAAGTACTGCCATAGCCTTGTGCATATTATCCCAGTCTGTAAAGTTTTCGTCGAGATCTACATACTCTCCAAGTGTCATATCGTCAAGTACTGGAATTATCCCGTATTCAATACCTCTATGAGTAAAGGTTGGAATCAAATCTTGCTTCTTTTCAAATAGGTTATTTATATCGTTAAGGATTTCTTGAACATAAGTGAATTTTACTTTAGCTATGTCTTTCAAATTAAGGTCACAAAATATTTCAACAGTCTTATGCATTAAAAAACTACTGTCTTCGTTTTCATCTGTGTTTAACTTTGTAAATTTTTGATACTGTTCTAATGTTACTTCAGATAAACTACTTGGAATTTGTATTTGAACTTTCATATTATAACAATAAAAAAACCTTTGATTTGTATAAATAGAAAAAGGGTTACATATCTATGTAACCCCTTAATGAATAATAAAAAAAATATTACTTAATATTATTCTCGTATAAATATCTATATATTTCGTCTATCTTATTTTCTAACTCTTTGCTGTTCTGTTCAAATACTTCCTTACCTCTTCTAAATGTTTTCTGAAAGTCTATAGTTAATGTAACAGGCTGACCTCCGTTTTTCCATTTGTTTGATATTGGATTAACAATAACATAGACCTCGTTTGACCAGCAACGCATTTTAATCTCCCAGTCCTTTAATACTTTAGCACCCATACAAAAGCATTTAAGAATAGATGTAAGCCTATAAAAAGACAGGCTGATAATAATAGACCCTGAAAGATTGTCCTCTTTACAGCAGACCTATTTTGTTTAGATGTTAATTGCTTAACCATTATGTATTCTGTTGTATCTTGTATTTTCATATCGTTTGTTTTTAAATTATTATAACCAACTTGCATCTGAACATTGAGTACTACAATAGCCCTCTGATATTATTTCTGCTCCACACTCTAGGCATTCGTGTTGATATAAACTGTTAAAGTTCTGTATTGATTCGTTGAAATCTATTCCTGCTATCATAGTGTTTGTTTTTAATTATACACCAAATATAAAATTCTTTTTTGGAACTACCAAAATTATTAACAATTATTTTTAATAAATGTAATATTGCCCTTTATTAGGGTTCTCTAAAGTGTCTGTTAATATGTACCGAGCAGCATCAATACAATCAGGATGTAGTCCACTTGGTTTCTGGGTCTTGTTGCCCTCTTTATCTGTTGCCCATATATAACCACCTAATTCTCTTTTAAGGTTCTTAGAACGGCTTGTAACGTATATCTCGTTTTGATTCATTAGGTTTAAACCATATACTATTGAGTCCCTTCCTTTAGATACTCCGTGTATGTTATGACCGTAACCTTGTAATTCTGCTATTGATTTTGGTTCAGCACTATCTGCCGTAATACTTTCTCTTATATCATTTGATTCTAAGAATCTACTTATATCCCTGTTAAGCATTCCTTTCTTATATAGTACTTCATCGTATATGTAAGCATTATTCCACTTGTATAAAGAAATAATCGTACTTGGGTCTACCGAGTAGCCAAAATCAAGTCCGTGTCCAAGTAGTCTTGCTTCTTGTGGTATTGTGTCAATCTCTTTCCAGTCGGGTATACAAGCACCCTCTAAGCTTCCTACTTCTCCTAGTCCATATACTCTCCACCAATTAGACCAGTATGTAGATGTCTTAGCTTTATCTCTTGCCTTTTCAATCTCTGTTACAATGTTTTCAGGAAGTGAATCATTGTCTTTATAGGTTAGTGTCACAAAGTCTGTATCTTCTTTTCCTATTAATTCCTTGTCTACCCAAAACAAAGCAGATGGATTATAATCTAACCAAATGTTTCCAGACGTTCTTACTACTAATTGTTGGTAAGCATCAAAGGGTATATTGTTACACTCATTAATATATAGGTCTGTTCTTCTTGCTCCTCTTAGTTTATCTGGCTGGTCTGTACTAAAGAACTCTACGTAGCTTCCATTTGTAAAGGTGTATTTTAAGGTACTCTTATTTAATTGGCTGTCCTTATACCTATTTAATCCTTTTAGTATTGCTAAGAAGTCTTTAAAAGCACCTCTACGTAGATGAGGTATTGATTCAGATACTACACTAATTTCTTTTCCTTTGTTTCTTATTGCGTAATCAATCAAGATTAATAAGATGCACATAGTTTTACCTGCACTTGTTCCACCCCTAACAATCTTAGTTCTGCTGTTGAGGTTTCTTAATTTAGTAAGTGCTTCGGTTTTCTTTACCTGCATACTAATCTATAAACAATGGTAGGTCTTCGTTTATTGTAATATCTTTGGTTTCTCTTGGTTTACCTGCATAGTAGTTATAGAACAACTGTACATATTTAAAGTCTCCATTCTCTAAGCCTTTTAATAAAGCAGCGTGTGCTAATGGTTCAAGTGGAGTTAGTTTCTCTATTAAAGCTATCTCTTCTGATTTAGATTTCCTACCTGCATTCTTATTACCACCGTTAAATTTTCTCTTATCCATAATCATTTAATTTCATTAATGATACACTATAACAATAATAATATCAGGCTTTTGTTAAAAGTCCTTGTCTTTGTTGTTGTAGTAATCTTCGTACCAAACCCATAAGGAAGCAAATATAATTACCCATACTAATAAAAATAATAATAAAAATGAACCCATCATATCCGCTTTCTTTTTAAGTCGCTTTGCATCATATTATAAATAGCTTCTACCCTTGTTAGTAAGTCATCTGCTTTGTCTTCTGGTGTTTTGTCTATTAGTGAATGTAATTTAGTGTAAACTGTTGCTATTCTTTTCATTGGTCTCAATGTCTTGTCTTCTATATACTCTTTTGGTTCTTTAACAACTTGAATCTTTTTTAGCACTTCGTCTTCTGCTGTAGCTCCATATACCCATCGAGAATAGGAAGCCAGTATTGTTAGGTACTTGTTTTTAAAATTAAAATCGTTTTCCATCCACAACTCTGCTTTGTTATATCCGTGTAAAACAGAAGCGTGATTCATTCCAACAGTATCTGCTATCTTTTGATATACCATTTTCTCTTTATTTCTTAGGATGTAAAAGTATATAAATCTAGCTTCTACTAATAAGTTCTCCCTTCCTACTAAGTTGACATCTTTTTTAAGAGTTTTTTTTATTAGGTATTTTAATAGTTCTGTTTTGTTTACTACTACTTCTTTGCTTAATTTATTCATTTAAAATAATCTTATTTGTTGTTTATGTTGTTCTATTCGTTTGATTGCTGCATCGTAATACTCTTTGTCAAGTTCACAAGCTATTAGTTCATATCCTAAATTATGACAAGCTAAAGCTATTGATCCGCTTCCTAAGTGTGTGTCTAATATCTTGTCCCCTTCTTTAGCATAGTTCATTAAAAGCCATTCATATAATTGAAAAGGTTTTTGTGTTGGATGTATTCTGTTTCTATTTGCCGCTGAATTAAAATCATACTTTTTAGCACTTGTTTTAAAACTACTCCAAGCTAATTCATATTGAGCAAAACTAACATCTTCAGAAAATCCTTTATCCCATAATAACCAGCAAGATGATGGATATAGAAAATCTGTCATATAATTACCTCCCCATATAATCTGATTCTTACTTGTTCTGAAAAGTTCATTAAAATACTCTTCACTTGGTATTTTAGAATCTTCTCCAGCAAATTTATGATACTTACTTTTTTTATCGTTTTTTCTTCTGCCCATACTAACATTTATATTTATTCCGTATGGCGGGTCAACAATTGCTAGGTCAAAGTAGTTATCTTCGTACCTAGCCATTAGCTGCTTATTATCTTCATTTGTAATCATTAGCTTCTTTTCAAATCTAATTGTTTTTGTTTGTTGTTTATTTTATCGTAACTTTTTTTATATAATTGTTCAAGCTCTTTAATTGTATATTTGTCGTGTGTGTTTTTATGGCAAGTTTTACATAGTATAGTTAAATCTTGTTCTTTTTCTTTTCCAATATTTATATATGTTCTATGATGCACGTGTAATTCACTTAATTTATTCGGTATATATACACAACTTTGACAAATAGCTCCTCTTTTTTTTAATAAATACCTTCTTTTTCTTTTCCATAGACCTGACCTTATGTAATCATTATATTGTTTATCTTCTGAAAAACTATATACTTCTTCAAAAGGATTAGGGTTTTCTCTTTTTACTTGTATAATACTTGATTTTTGGCTTAGCTTTTTTTTAAACTTTAATACATTGGTTACTCCTGTAAATTTTAAAGCTACATTAATACCATCAAGGTGTTTTTTATTAATAATTCTTTTCCTACTAATAGCTTGTGTTAACATACCTTTAAAACCCGGTCGGACATTTTTATATGCTTTCTTCTGTTTTGTGGATTTTAACAAATCAACTTGGGTTTGATTTAAAACATATCCTTTTTTTATTGTATTTTTAATTTTATTGTTTTTTATAGGCTTTTCTGTTTTCTCTTTTACAATCTCAATTCCATTCCTTTTATATCTTTTAGGTCTTTCTTCTTCTAACCTGGAACTCATAATATTGCTCGCATTACATATTGGTCTAAGTCGTTGTCATCTTCAAAGAAGTATTTATATGTTTCTACTGCTTTGTCAAACTTTGCTTTACCTTTTGCTAAGAAGTCTTCTGTTGTTTCAAATATTCCAATATCTAGACTTCCTTTGTCTACTACTAAGAACTTGAAGTCATCTGCTTTAAACATCTTAGTGTATAGGTATGCTTGTAAATCGTAGCCATACTTATCTGCACTATACTTAAATGTAGAAAGGTCAGCAGAAGTCTTTAAATCAATTATTGTATTGCCTTGTATAATATCTGCCTTTGCTCTAAATGGTAATCCTTCTATCATCTCTACAGCTGGTACTTCAAAATCTGCTTTGTTTAGAAATCTTAATGCTTGTTCATTTCTTAGAACCGCATCAGTTACTCTTTCAGCTGCACTACGTTCTTTATTAAGGAACACTTCCCCGTGCATTGCTTTGGCTTCTTTATAAACCTTAGTTCCTTTTGTAGACGATTCAATAAAGTTTAAGCTGTCTATCTTGTGTGGCTCTAATATCATCCAATGTATTAGTTTACCCATTGCTAAAGCTGGACTGTCTGAACTAGGGTCTCCATACTTAGTTACGTACTTATATGTCTTAGGGCTTTTAAGTATCATTTTTAGACTGCTGCTACTTAAAGCGTGTTTACCTAGATGACCATAGTAGAAGTCATCGTCATACATTTGAGTAAGAATCTCTTCTTGATTCCAAACCTCATTATTTAATAGTGTTATCATAATTCAAGTGCTTCTTGTTGTTCGTAATGTCTCTTAATAATTTCTAACCTACAACGTTTAACGTGCATATCTAAGTAGCTTCCATCGTGCTTGTTTGCTGCTATAACATTTGTAAGTTGTTCGGGTGTGTACTGTGCGTAAATAAAATCTTCGTAGTTCATATTGTTTGTTTTATAATGTAAACTTACAAAACCTTTTTGGATTATGAACAATTATTTTTAATTATTTTTCTTTTTCTTCTATAACTTCTTCATCTTCAAATAGTTTCTTTTCAATAATTTCTATTCTACTAATCATTACCATCAAGACTTTTTGCATTTGCTGGACTTCTTTCATCATCCATATTAGTTTATTCTCTTTCATTGTTTAGCTGTTTAAGTTTTTCTATATATAAAGTTGCATCCATCAACTCTTGCTGTAAATGTATTAGGAAAGCTTCTAAGCCCTCCGTGCTTTCTTCTAGTGTTGTATTGTACTTTTTGATTCCTACTTCACTACGCTCTTCATAAAGGTCTTTAACGTTCTGAACTATACCATCTTTTGAATTTATATTCATTGTTGAATTACAAGCGTATTGTAAAGCCATAAACTCATCATACATATTTTCGTTTTCTCTTTCAAAATATTTTGTTACGCTGTCGCTCATAATCCTAGTTCTTCTTTCTTTTTATATATAGATAATTCTTTTTCTAATTCTAATATTTTATCTTCCGCTTTCCTTGCTCTTTGTACAGACCTTATTGCATCGTGCCTGTATTGTTCAAGTGCTAAATGATAATTGTTCTTTTCCAGCTGCATTTTGTTTGATATAAGACTAACCTTTACAATGGCAGTTCTTACATCGTTTAAGTTTTTATTATCTGGTTTAGCTTTACACCATTTCCAAACGTTTTCTTGTATGGTCAAAAGGTTACTTGTTAATGTTAAGTCATCCATTACATCAAACTTCTTGTACATTGTTTCTTTTGCTGTCATAATATTTCTGCATCAATTACTGGGAGCATTGTAATCTCTTTTGCAATCTGATTATTGTTTGTAAATGTAGTAGTCTTTTTTAAATATTTAACTTCCCAGTTAGGTTTTATTTCAAATAGATTAAATTTATATATTCCTTTAGGTGTTGAATTAATATAAATAGGAATGTCTAAGTTATCATTACAATTTAGAATCATTGCATCGTACTTTTTTCTTTCAAGTATTAATGTGTTATAATGTGTTGCCCTACACTTTAATTCTATCCTGTGGAAAGTAGCAGGAGAATAACAATCCCATCTGCTCATTTTCTTTTTAGCTTTAACTAAGTCAGGATAACAATTTTCTAAAAGGTACTCAAACAAATCAGCTTCCTTCATTAAATATATTCTTTATAAACTCTTTCTAATTTTTTCCAAACCCCATTTAAGAAACAAGAACTACATCCAGTTAATTCTTTTCTATCATTAAATACCCTATTGTAAATGTTTAATAAAGCTCTTTGTTCTTCACTTGTTACTTTGTTTAGTTTACCAACCCTATCAGCTAAGTAATTATATTCATTTTCTGTTAAACAATTAGGGTTATTGCTAGGAAATAAGTTATTTAATTTATCTTTTCGTTCTGAGCAGCCACAATCATCCCCAGCTACAAATTTAACAAACTTCTTTATACCTGTGGCTTCTGTAAACTTTTCTACTTGGTCTCCTAAACCCTTGCTCGCTTGAGCGTGGTTCTTTTTCCACTCCTTGTAAGCCTTACTTCTTTTGTCTCCTTTAAATTCTGTCATAATCTTCGTTTTTAAAATCCTCATAAGTTTCACCTAACTTACTTTGGACGTCGGTTTTACAATTTTTTAAGGTGTTAAATATAGATACCCAGCTTATACTTGTTTCTGATGCTATCTTTCTAATACTTAAATCAGTATCTCGGTACAATTTAAACAGCTTTCTGTCGTACCAATTCCATTCCTCTGCAACCTCATCAATTAAAACACAAACTTTGTTAAAAGCTTCTTGTTCTTCTAAATTGGTTTGATCTGCTATCTGTAAAAAGTTTTCTTCATCATCAATACTAACTTTAGTAATTTTTCTCTTAGAATTATAATATTGAAAGTATAATGAACGGAGAGTAAAAAACATATACCCTCTAGATACTTTGTTACCTTTAATAATGTTCTCTGGTTTTGCATATAAAAATAATCGTATATAACTTTCTTGGACTATGTCTTCTGCATAGTTAAACTCTCCAAATCCATTTACTATTTTAATCCAGTCTTCGTGCTGACTTGCAACAATTTTTAACCAATCTATTTCTTCTCTATCCATATAATTGTTAAACTCATAAAAGCTATGCAGCATTGCATAGTGTACTGTACCAAATCATCTTCAAGGTTTTCTTTAGAATATAAAGCACCAAACATTAATCCCACTATAGGCTGTATGTGAATATCAGCATCTACTTGTTGAGATATAAAGATTATTAAAATTGCTGCTAAAATCAATATGGCTAAAAATGTAATCATAATTTTAAAATTTAAGTATTTCTTTAACTTCTGTTTTTTTGCTATGTAGTATGTCCTTACCCATAAATTCAAAACCAACATTATTTCTGCTCATTCTTAATTTTATCGGTTCATTATAAGGGGTACATCTACCACCTGTTTCTGTTTCTTTTACCTTCAATACGTGTAAATGAGAATACATCCAATCCATAGCTGAACCTGTATATCTATGAATACAAATCACATCATCACTTCGGTTTCCCCACTTACCGCCTCCTTCAACTCCAGCTAATCCTAAAGGTTGTGGTAGGTTTTCGTATTCGTGGTCTCTAATATGTACTCTACGGAGTGCATCAGTAACACCGTGAGCATTTAAATATACAGCAACATTTCTTTTTTTAGCAAATAGCCTAAGCTCAGAAGCTACTTGATAATCATATTCGTGGCTTCCTACACCCCTCATTAATTGAGTGTCTTTAGCTAAAGAGTTATAAGGGTCTATTAATAAAGCGTCATAGTTCCAAGCATCCTTTATATCATTTGCTTGTTTTAATAGCTGTTTATATGTACATAAATCTTCTACCTCAATAATTTTAAAGTGTTTGTCTGTCCATTTAACAGCTGCATTAATTTGTGAATCTGATGCTGTTTGTATTGGTAAACCCATTTTAAATTCTATTATCTTTCTTACTAGACCTGAAGAGCTGTTCTCGCTAGACCAAATTAAAAACTTCAGCTTGTGTTTAATTGCCCATACTGTAAAAAGGTATGTTATTATCGTAGTCTTCCCTACATTAGCGTGACCTATCAATAAATTAAAGTTTCCTTGTTTAAACCTTATGTATTCGTCTATGTCTGGTATATCCATTTTTAGACCCTCTTTTATTCTACCGTATTTTATATCTAATATTCTTTGCTCTATGTTTGCTGCTTGTGCTATCATACTACCCCCTTATTTGTTTGTAAGTATTTCCATAACTCTTTATCCTTTTTTCTTCTTGGTTCAAACTCATAACCCGTAATAGGATTTATTTTATAATTCCAAAAGTCAAATGGAAAAGTTTCTCCTTGTTTTAGTTTTTTAAGTTTCGGCATTGTAAAGTATAAAAAAAGGGGGTTGTTAAGCCCCCATTTAAATTAAAACGGTAAATCTACCGAAGATTCTCTTGATGATTGTTGCTGAGTGTTTGTCACTTCTTCCCTTTTTGCTACAACTATAGTTGATTCTGGGTTTATCCAACGTACCCCTGCATTTCCTAAAGATACTTTCTTTTCTTTAGCTTCACGCTCTTCTTTAGATTGTCCTTGTGTTACCCAAGCATTATTGTTGTACTTGCTTTCTTCGCTAACAAAGATATCAAAGTTGAGATATTTGCCTTTTGTTAGTTTACTTTTGTCTATCGACTCCAAATCTATTGAACCCGATAAAATTGCTGATGTGTTTCCCATAAATAGTTATTTTTAAATGTTTATAATTAAATGTTAAATATACTCTTTTTATTTTACAGTTTTGATAATTCATCTGCTAGTTTGTTAGATACTGTAAACTTAGTTCTTACGTCTGCTATTGTAGCAGTCCCTTCTGTTAAGGCTTGTATTACTTTTGCATACTTAGGACTGTTTTCATTAAGCCAAGGCAATTCTGGTGCTGCTACCTTGCCACTCCCTAGATTTCCATCATCATCAACCGCTTGTAGGGCTAAAAGAGAAACCAAAGTGTAGCGTCTATAGTAAGTAATAATACTACCCATTTTTTGAGGGTCGCTTATTTCAGGTAATTTCATTTCACTTGAATCACTTCTTTGAGAAGTATCAGCACATTCAAAATAAGTCTGAATATAAGACAAGTTATTTATAGCATCAAATTTAATCGGCTGCTTTAAACTTAATCTATACTTACCTAATTTTTCGTGTAATTGTTTAATAAGTGAATTAATGTCAAAATACTTTGACTTGTAAAACGGGTTCTTAGCATCTTTACTAATAGTACCGATTTCTTGCTGTAAGTTAAACAGCTTTTCGTTGATTGATTGTTGTTTGCTCATATTAAGTTGTTTATAATTTAAAGCAATTTACAACTTTTTTTTAACATAACAAAAAAATGGATAAGAAATTAATCCTACCCATCTTATCACAAACAAACAATTCACTTAAGAATATTTTTTAACTTCATTAGAATAGTGTGTTATCATTTCTTCTAATTCATCTGATGTAAATTTAACTGTTTTATGACTTTCTTGCAATAGTTCTTCAGAAAGTTGTTTACCAAGATATAAACTAAATTTGTATTGTTCTCCTGCTTTAAACATATTACAACCTATGCATTGAGGTTTAACATTACGTTCATCCCATCTAGTAGAATAATGTTTTCTGCTCATAAAATGACCTGCTTGTATGCTTCCATTTTTCCAATGTCCAACCTTGCCACAAGTAACACAAGTACAATGTAAATCTTTTGAATTGCTTAGTCTTATATATTGACTAAATATGGCATCTAGTTTTTTAACTATTTTGCTTCTTGTTAATTTTTTAGGCATCTAAGGATTTAAGTAATAAATTACCAGATGTTTCATCTATTCCTTTTATTTGCTTATAAATGAACTTAGAATTTTTTTTAACTTCTATTTTTTCTGCTTTTGTAGAATCACTTCCTAGGTTGGTGTATTGATTACAATCTAGTTTTAATAGTTTATCTGTTCTTTGTTTTATACTTAATGCAAAATCTTTAGCATATTGTTCAGCTTTTAGCTTAACATCTTTTGTCATATTGTTTATTTAAGAATTAACTTTAATTAGCCTCCTCCCACCAAAGGTAGTTTATTTTTTTTACAAATAAAAATGATTTTGTTAATAAATATTAATTATGTTTATTATTTCCCATTACTTTCTCAAATCCACGTGAACCAAAGTAACCCATAAAAACAATCTGTAAAAGGCTTTTAACAGTATCTAAGCCCTCTAATTGATAAGCCCACCCGATTACAAAGGCAACTGTGAGAAAAGCTAACGTAAGGGGTCTAACATTACTAGATAACCAAGAACCGCTTTTAGAGTCTGCAACCCATCTTTTGGTTATACCATCAAACTCGTTTATTTCTTGTTCTAGTTTCTTTAATGCTATTTCTTTGTCAGCGTCTGACATATCAGAGCCACCTATTAAGGTCTTTACTACATTACCTAAAGGCGTATCTCCAGCAAGTGAACCTACAACACTAGGAATCTTTTCAAGTAAGAACTGACCAACCTTAGTATCTTTAAATTTTTTTTTACTCATAAGTCAAAGTATTACCAGCAGTACAACTAATAGAGCCACATAACATTCTGGTCTTTGTCAGGGTCGTTATCTGTGTGAATGAATGTGTTCGCAACTCCAAATCTTGTAAATCCTGCTTTACGGAGTGCATCAACAATGACTGCTCTTCCTCTTGAATCGGTACAATGGATATCAACCGCATATCCGTACAAATGTGACGAGAGTTTAGCTCCTCCAATATACGCATTGTGAGATTTCGTTCTAAACCCTGAATTGATTTTAAAGGGAATCCCTGCAATTCCACGTGCATCGTTGAGCATTTGCAAAGTACTAGACTGCATACGAGAACCGCTGTTTTTTTCATCTGGTGAATCAAATTCTTGTATATCAAAATGTAACATATTTATTTTTTAGTCTTTATATTAAGTGAATCAAACAAAGAAGAACCAAAAATAGTCATATTGTCTATTAAACTATTTTGCAAGGATATAAGCATTTGTTCCAGTTCGTCTTTTTGCTTAACTAGCATTTCAATCTGCTTTTGTTGTGATTCTGTTTTAGATTCAAGCTGTGCAATTTCGTCTGGATTGCGTCCAATAATAGCATATATTACAACAGATAAACTTCCAACTATCATTCCCGTAATACTCACAAAAATATCTTTGTTATCTGCGGGTATTGAATTATTTGCTAAGTATAAAAGCAGCAAAACAACCATTAAAAATATACCAGCTGCACCGCAATAATGAATCAAATCTCTTTTTCTCATTTTTTTCTTACTTTATATATGTTAATTCCTGTATAAACTATAGTTAGTATTAAAACTATAAATTGTAAAAAAGGGTTTACATCACTTACCCCACTAAATAATAGTGAGCCAACACTTAATCCATATATTTTCAAATCTTGTTCCATTAATTTAAATCCCATCGCTGGCGTTCTTCGTTCCAGCTATAAAATTTAATATTTCCATCTTCATCTTCTACGTCTGTAGGATAAGAAACAGGTGCTTCCCACCAGCAAGTGTTCTCGTCTAAAGTCCAACTTGCAAAAGGTTTCGCAGGGATAAAAGCATCTCTTGAATTATCATAACTATAGCCAATACCAGCATAATTTTTTCTAAAAGGTGTTTTACCTAAAGAGTGAACTCCGCCAAAAGTGCTGTATGATGTTCTTTTACAAGTTTGATTTCTTATATTTCCATACAATAGCTCCCAATCTTCAGAAGTATCGCTTTCATTTATTCCAACAATTACCTCGGTAACTATATTATTTGAGTCTAAAAATGCGTAATGTGCCATTATTTTTTAATTTTAAGTAAATTTAATAAGTCCAGTTCCACTAGTGAATTTTGTTATTTTAAAGTTTCCAACATTTGAAAGATGTGTGAAGCCTATTGTGTTTGGTATTGTCAAAGAATGGGTGTTAGGATATTTTAAAACTACTATTCCAGAACCACCATTAGCCCCATTCAAGTCAGTATTGCCACTGTTAAGAGCTTTTGAGCCATCAGATCCATTCCCTGTGTTTGCGGCTGCATTGTTTGCCTGAGTATTAAGTGACGAGGGAGCGTTTCCACCTTTGGCATAATCTACGTTAGAGCCAGTTATATTGTTTGTTGTCGCTGCTCCACCATTTCCAGACGAAGAAGCTGAAGCATTTGCACCCGCTGAAGATGAACCACCTCCACCTCCTCCAAATCTACCTGGACTTCCAGAGAAAGATCCAAAAGATACACCTCCGTTATTACCTTGTGATGGAGAAGTTGCTGGCCTGTTTCCAGTTCCTGAGTTACTCATAGAAACTTGCCTAGCTCCAGAACCACCTCCAGAACCCCCTTCGCTTCCCTCAGCTTCAGCGCTTTGGTCTGTTCCTGCTCCGCCATATCCTCCGCCCGATGATATTATGTTACCAAAAACAGAATCGTTTCCTTTATTACCTCTAAATGAATTTGCACTACCTCCACCGCCTTGTCCAAGAGCACCGCCTGAGCCAATAGTTAAAATAATATCTTCATTAACATCGGCAGGTCTATTATCTGTTATATATCCTCCAGCGCCTCCACCTCCTGATGTACCTGCATAATGACTTGCACCCCCAGAACCTCCACCACCTGCAACAACTAAACAAATTACGTCCATTTGACTTTGAATTGGAGTAAATTGAATGTTTCCAGTTCCACTAATTAATTTTCTTATTTTAAAATCGCCTACGTTTTGAAGTACTGTATATCCTATACTATTGGGAATATTTATTTTATGTGTTTTAGGGTATTTAATTACTACTATTCCAGAGGCTCCATTTCCACCACCAAAGATAGTGCCGTTTGTAGCAATACTTCCTCCACCACCTCCAGATCCTGTGTTTGTAACTCCAGCAGATGCGGTTCCTGAAGCAGATGAAGAACCTCCTATTCCTGATCCTCCTATACCTACATTTGTGCCTTGATAAAGACCACCTCCACCACCTGCAGCATAAAATAAGTTAGTTCCGGTAATAGAATTTTGTAATCCAGTACCACCATCTCCTCCACCTAATGCATCGCTGGAGTTTCCGCCTACAGAACCAGCTCCTCCGCCACCTGCGGAAGCGTAACGTTGACCATTAGAACCAGAATTTCCACCAGCATTTCCTACTCCCGGACTAACAGCCGTTGAAGCTCCTCCAGACGTGTTACCCGCATCTCCTCCACCACCAGAACCACCTGCGCCAGGTAATCCAGAAAATGAACTACATTGACCAAAACCTCCTCCTCTAGTAAGTATTATAAAATTGCTATTATTTCCTTGAGTCCCAGGAGCATTTTGGCTTCCTGGTCCTCCTGCTGCTCCTGCTCCAACAGTTAAAGAAATGTTTGTGTCTAATTCTACAGAAGTAGATGTTTGAGATAAAAACTCGCCTGCACCCCCTGCAGAACCCGATGCTCCCCTTGCTGAACCACCACCGCCACCACCAGCAACAACTAAATAATCAATATCTATACCTGTAGCTACGGCTATTAAAGAAAGTATTCTTTTACTTAACATATTTTAATTTTTAAATTGTAGAATCTGCTGCAAAAGTTGCAACTGAATAGAAAAATACTGGGTTTGCGTCTTGGTCATCAACACACTCAATTTGTAAAATACTAGATACTGTATTGTCGTAATCAACAGCACTAAGTTTATTGAAAACTTCTGTTCCTGTCCCAGCCGTTAAGGTGACCGATTGAGCTTTTAAAGGATAGATTGTTATTACTTGACCTTTTTTGTAATTAGTTAAGTTTATAGTATAAGCTCCAGTTAAATCTCCACTTAATTTAAATGATGAAGCAGTTGCACAGTCATAATTGACTGTTCCTGTTCTTGTACTTATAGCAACTTCAGCCGTAAAACGTGCAGCTAGTTTGTCGTGAGTGATAGAATCATTATTTATTTTGGCGGTCGTGACAGAGCTTCCCGCTAATTGAGTAGTTCCAACGCCTCCAGATGTGATTGCTACATCATTAGCGTTTGCAGTTATACCAGTTCCACCGATAACATTTAATGTTACTGCGCCAGCATCTCCTCCTCCAGTTAAACCCGTTCCGGCAGTAACTCCAGTAATATCTCCTACATCATTATTAATCCAAGAAAATGTGCCGTCACCATCAGTTTTTAAAATCTGACCATCAGTTCCATTACCTGTTACTTTCAATTCAGCTGCTCCAACAATGTTGTCGTTAAGCATTAATTCAGTTACAAAATTATTGCCATAAATTTCATCGCAATTATCATTGAGTTTATCAAAGGCATCCCGTAACTGGTCGCCTGTACCATCGTTTGCTATTGTACCAATATTTACCGTTTGTTTAGCCATTTTATTTTATTTTAGTATTCTGTTGCATCTGCTTTATATTGTGTTGTATCTGCTAGTATTAATGTTGCGTCTACTGTAAGTAAAGAACCATCTGCATCAAAAGGGTAAACTATGCCCCAGCCATTTGCTTCGTTTACATTGCCCCACCAACTTAATGGATAAATTGAACCGAAACCCATTAATTTAAATTTTCAGGTTTTGAATCAATATTTATAGTTTCTTGATTAAGAATATCTCCCCACCAAGAACAACAATAAGACTCACCCCAGTTAATATTATTCGCCATATCTATACAACACCTTTTTAGCAATTTTGTTATTTATATTTTTAAGATATTTAGTTAATTTAATAACGTTATCTTGTTTTGGTTTGTAGCTTCCTACTTTTTTTCTTTTTATAATACCCATCCAGAAAAATTTGAATCATAAGAAGGATTTATATCATCATTACTATTTGAATTATATTCTGGAAATAAACTATTATTAAAAGTCATATAAGAAATAAACCTATCAGTATAATATTGGGCTAAATCCCTTTCTTTCTCAATTAAAAAATCTACTTCTTCCTTACTTACATTTTCAGCGTTTTCACTAGAATGCTTAAATACTCCTTTATTAGCGATTGTATAAGCTGCAAAGGGTAAATACTCAACCATAGCCCAATGTATCAGCATAGGTTTTATGTGTACGTTTACAAGGTTTAAATAGTTGTTCGCTAATTGCCCAGCAATTATTAAAACCTGTATTTTTTTAAATAGGTCTGTCCCTAAATAATTCTGTATATGTATATCTTGAGCAATTTTAATGTACTGAATAAATTTGTCCGTGTCTACATTTCCGTTCATTGCAGTAAATTTCACTACGTCTGCTCTTCCTATTAATAATGCTTCTGCCATTTCTTATTTATTTACAAAACCTTTTTTAGGCATATCCGTTGGTCGTTTAGCCACGTTTGATTCGTTTTTTTTAGGAGTAAATCCTTCTTTCTTTGCTTTATTTACGCTTACTTCTGCATTAGGATTTTTAGCATCTGGAGTAACTCCTTTAGCCATATAGGTTTTACGCATCCAAAAATGATGGCAGCTTCCACCGCCTTTAAACTCCCAGATGGAATAGGTTGCTGTATCGCCCTTTGGACCCCATCCTTTATTGACAGGTTGCTGTCCCATTTGCAAAATATCTTCTTTTCTATATATTTTCGCAGCACTAACCATTTTTTTACAAAAGTCCCTGCTATTTGCAGAAGTTCTTAAAGGTGCATATTGATAACGAACCTTAAACCTAAATCCATCTGATTCTCCATCTTGTTCACTTTTAGCGTTTGGTCTTGCAGAACCTGTTGAAGCTAAACCTATCATTTTATCTAATGCTTCTTCTTGCTCATAATCTACTTCACGCTTATCTACTAATTCCCATTCGTCAAGGTTTTCTTCTTCTCCTAATTCATTCAATAAATCAAAAGCTTCATCATCGTTAAAAGATTCTTCCTTAGAAAGTTTTACTCCAGTTTCTTCTTCTCTTGCTTCGTCTGTTATTGCGTTATCTGTATCAATGAATTCAAGCGGCTGTAAGGTCTTAAAATATAATTTTAATGATATACTATTAAAAGCTAATATATCGTCAATACAGTCTATTAAAAGATCTTGATACGGTCTTATAGTAACGTTGTTAAATAACAAGGATGCTGTCTTGATTTCATCAGCATTATTTCCAAGTCCATTGTTACCTGTTCTTATTCCTAAAAGTAAAGGAGACGTAATTCTATGAGCAACCATTAACTTATTAGAACATTCCGTAGATAAATACTCATAATGAGCAGGAGCATCATTTAAAGGAACGTCATCTATTGTAGTCTTGCTTTCGGCATTGTTGTTAAATGCTATAATAACCTTTTCTCCTCGTGAACCTGTAAGCTTACGCATTACATCGTTCTTAATACTTAGCTGTTGGTCTTGGTCTGGGATTCCGTTGTTAAAGTTTACAACTTTTGTTCCGCTGAAGCCATTTTGTACATCGTTTATAAGGTAATCACTTACTTCTGATTCTAGTTCTGCATAAGCTAGACCCCCTTGATAATCTACAGGACAATAATAATCATATCCTGAAATGTATCTTTTAGCTATTTTTATTTCTGGCTCAGTTCCATTTCCATATCCAAAGTATGCAATTCTTTTAGGCTTGTCAGATGGTTTAATATTTGCCCAGTCTGGAGAATAATAGTAAGCTTCAATTTTTCCTTCATCATTACATTTCTCTGCTCGTAGAGTTTGACGTGGGAAATGCTCTGCTTTATATACTTTTTTATCTTTATAAGTAACTTGAAAGCTTGCTTCTCCTAATAATTTTAAATCTAAAGAAACTTTTCTTAATGAATCGTTAGAAAATATAGACCTCATTGCTGCATATTCTTCTGTCTTAGTAGAACTATCTAAAGCGTCTAATCCTTTGCCATATATCATTGAAGAAACCCCTCCAATAATAGCGTTATTAGTTGCACTATTAGTAAAAAGTTCAATTAAATATTGATAGTAATTATTATCAGATCCATAAGCGACCCATTCTTTTCTCTTGTCCTCAGATATTTCAGGTCTGTTATAGGTAGATAAATTTACTATGTGTAGACCTCCGTCTTTTTTGTTGTTATTTCTTGCCATTATAATACTATAAAGTCATTAGCTATTGTGTTGCTTGTATAAGCAGAATTATTTACACTATAAGTTGTAACGTTTTGATTTGTGCAGAATACTTTGTCTTTAAAAACAACATTATTTCCATCTTTAATTTCTAACATATACATTGTATTTTGTTTTAGTGTTTTACTGTTTAAAACAAAAGAAGCACTATATTGATAATAATAATCTACAGCTGTAAATGTTGTAGTTGTAGCTGTAAAAGCCTCTGAGTTTGAACTTTCATCTTTTATTTTAATAGAATATGTAGTCCCTTGGGTGTATTCTCTAGGAATAAAACTAAAAGTTTGTGCATTTGTAGAGCTTTGTAGTATTATCATATATATACAATACTTTTTTACCTATTTTGTTAATTTAAAAAAGTTTTATATATTTGTAAAAACAGATATTATGACAAAAGAAGAAACAAAAGAATATTACAAAAAGTACTATTTAGATAATAAAGAAAAGAAAGCTGCTGCTAATAAAAAGTGCTACGAAAAGAACAAAGAAAAACGCTTGGCTCAAATGAGAGTTTGGCAGGAAGCTAATAAAGAAAGGAAAGATGCTATTGATAAAACTTTTAACGAATCTAAAAAAGATGGCTTATTTACTGTATATCTTTTAGTTAATGAAAATTACGTGGGGCAGACCAACTGCTTATATTCTAGGCTTGGAGTCCACAAGAGTGAAAACGGCAGAGATGTTTCTAATGTACAAATTATAGGTAAATACAAGACAAGAGAGGAAGCTAAAGCTCTAGAAGCTGAATATCATTCCAAAGGATACTTAGGATATTATAATGGGCGTTAATAAAAAAAGGGGCAATTAAGCCCCCTTTAATTTTTAGTAAATATTAATTATGAATTAGTACCTAGTGTAATTAAAACAGTACCATCCAGTCCAGCGTAATCTGCAACACTAAACGGAAAGTCAACGTCCTTAGTATCTGAATCCATAAAGTTAGCAGGTGATAATTCAGAAGCAGAGAATGTTAAAGTATATCCCGAGAGGTCTGCCATCGCAGCTCCGGTAACTATTGTTCCACCGTTACAATCTGCTCCGTGCTCTGTCCCCATCATAAACACATTTCCATTATAATCCTCTATAGCAATATGAGGCCTGCCATACGCAAGAAGTTTAACCTCTTTATTATCTTCTTTGCTCAATTTTTTAAACGTTAAATTTAAAGTTTGTTCAAAGTAAGTAGTTCCGTTTTCACGTGAACTTGTAATAGCTTGTTCAAAGCTACTATTTCCTTTTAATTCATATTTGTAAGCTGTTAAAGAATTTGCAGAACCGCCTATCGTAGTACCTGTTAAATTAGTTATTTCGTCATTGGTTAAGGTAACTGTACCTAATGAACCAAAATCTAGAAAATAAATATTTTTTAATCCTCCCACAACGTCTTTGCAGGGAACTTTTCGCCCTTTTGTTAAATCACAAGCCATCTGTTTTTTGTATTAAAAAAGGGTAGGCAGTTATCCCACCTACCCTTTTTGATTATTTAAATTTATTTATTAAGAGTAGAGTACAATGTCAGAACCAATTCCGAAGTTGACTGCTGCTGAAAATCTCATTACAACTCTTACATTTTGACTTCCGTCAATGTCAGCCATATCGATTACTTTTACTTCATTTTGGTCAGATAAGAGACCAGTCCCGAAATATAAATTGCTTTTTTCAGCTGCAACCATTTTATTATCAGATAATCCGTTTGCTACTGCGATTTTAATACCATCAAAAGATAGACCTCCACCGTTGTACCATTGTGTTCCCTTGTTATCTAAACCAGCTGCACCTATTGTCGCTTGAAAACCACCTAGAGCTCTTACGTATGCTCTAGCTACATTCTGAGAAACATAGAGAAACATATCTTCTGAAGTATAGATAGAAGAATTAATTTTGTCAATAACTAATCCCATTTTCGCAATTACATTTGCTGCTGTTACCGCTGCTCCACCACCTACGTCTGTTACTGTAGCATCAGCTAACATAAGCTCTGTAAAACCTGCAAATTGTCCATTCTGTGCAGCTGCTCCATTCCAGATAGACTGCTCAGTTCTTTGTGCTACTTTAGCAGCAACGTGTCCAATTAAGAAATCCGCAAATGTCGGAGGTAAAGAATCAAAGGCAGAGTAGCCCATACTTTCAGCTTCCCAATCCGAATGAAAATCAGATTTACATAATTGTAAATTTACTTGCTGAAAATCTGGTTGAAGAGTTCTTTCAGTAAGTGTTAGAGTAGAAGTAGGATCAAAATCACAGCTTGCATCTTTTACAAGACCATCAGTTGCAACTTTTTTTAATACTTCTTTGAATTTGATGTTTGGTTTAACAGTAATTAAACCGTTATCCAAAGTTGACCCACTTAGAAGAGCAGCCGAAATGTACTGTCCAGCAAATTGTCCGCTATATGAGGTTGTTAAATTGTTAGTAGTCGCCATTGTTTTTTATTTTATTTTATTAATTATTAAGATTGAGAAGCCCAGATTCCAACTCCAGCACTAATTACCCACTTTGTAGTAGATAAAGCGGTAAGTTTAATGAAGTCACCAAGGTTTGCAGTAGCTTTCGTGTTTATTATATCTTTTCCAGCAACACCACCCGAAACTGAATCAGCAGCGGCGTTTGCAATAGTTCCAACAACTGCATCAGTAGCGGCAGGAGAAATAGTTATAATGTTGTTTCCATCAGCACCTGAATTTCTAAAAGTAAATTCCATTCCTAAATTTTCAGCTGAAATTAAAGGAAGTGAAATAATTTTTGCATCAGTTGCAATGTTAAACTCTGAACCAGCTTGATTAGCGTAAACGCTACCAGTATCTGTTAAAGTGATTTGTTTTGAGCGAGCTCTTAACACATCATTACTTGTAGTAATTTTTGTAGACATTTTTTTTATTTTTTAATGTTATTTATTTTTGCTAGAACTCTATCCATTGTAGTGGTTCCACGTTTTTGTGAATAAAGATTTAATGCTTTATCCGCTTTTGCTTCAGGGTTATGGTTTACTTTTTCAACTTCTGAAAGTTCTTCCTTAGCTTCCTTAACAATATTTTCAACAGTCTCGTCAACTGATAATTCATCTTTCTTTTCAATCATTGCTTTGATTTCGTCAATCATAGATTTAACTTCTGCAAGGTCTTCTTTAGTTGCATAAGCCATTTCTTCTTTAGCCGCTTCAACTTCTTCTTCTACAGGAGCTTCTTCTGGAGCTTCTTCAACAGCTTCTCCAATAGATTTAATAATTCCTGCTTCTTCAATAACAAGCTCTTGCCCATCATCTAATTTGTAGCTTCCTACTGGGAGTGCTACTTTTTCT